CTGGTCTCTCTCTGCAAGCAGGTCGGCTCCACCCGGATGGGAGGAGGGGGTGACCTACTTCGTCGCGCTCGACGGTTAACCACGGAGGTGGCGTCGTCGAGCAAAGATGTTCCTGGCGTTCGCAGCCAGCGCGCAAACTTAATAAAGGAGAGTTATGGATCGATCAGGTACGCATTCGTCCTGGCCAACGGCAATCCAAAGGATCGCCGAAGGCCGAGGAATCGCGCACTGTTCGCCAAATTCATCCGCCACCTAGGAGACCTATTCGATAACGGCCCAACAGCCGTGAAAGAGTGGTGTCACCGTTGGCGGCAAGAAGCCCTGCTCACAGAGAGTAACAAGGGTTCCGCAGAGCGGAAGTTCCTTGCCTCGACACTAGGTCGGGGACTCTACTGGAGAAGGATCTCCGATAATCATGAAAAGCGCAGACTACGAACTGCTGTTGATGAGACGATGATGAGGTTCTTCGAACCATTTCGGACTAGTCCCGAGCTCCTTAGGAGGCTACGGGATTACGCTCACGAGGTTCTTAGAAACGACATCAATTTTGGAGAGAGGCAGTACGTACTCCCGAACGATCATGGCTGTCTAGAGGCCAAGCGCAAAGAAGGCGGCTGCGCCGCTGCGCTCTTTATGGCCGTCAATGACAAACTTAATGACGCAGGAAGGTCCTCTGGTCTCAAGGCCGAGGCCCTTGACTTCCTTGACTACGCCGGTGGGTTTCCCCAACCGCAGCGTCCGCGGACATATGCCGACCGCATGGGCTCTCCCGAAGGGGAGCACAAGCGGTTCTGGGAAGCCGTTGAGAAGGAGGATCGGTACTTGGACAGGCTGGTTGGTCGGAGGTGGGAGCGCCCCCGCCGGGAGGAGGTTAACCAACTCCTGGCGGAAACAGAACCCGCACTCAGACTCTTACCACTGGCCGAACTCGGACACAAGGTCCGAGTGGCCTCTCTCCACCCAGCTGTTGAGACCCACGCAGCACGTGATCTGACTGGACGGTGTCTCACCGTGCTTGCCAGACACCACGCCACCCGGGCGGTTCTCCGCGGCGCTCCCATTCGAGTGCGCCGCCAATCGCCCAACGCCAAGCTTTACAGTGCCGACCTTAAGGCCGCCACAGACTTCATGCCACACGATGTTGCGGCCGCCGTTGGGGCGGCCATCGCAGAGCATATCGGTCTGGACGGCGATAATATGGTGGTCGACATTGTCCTAGGACCTCACACCGTGAAGGACGTTGATAGTCCATTCAACGAGAGGGTCACCTCCAGAGGAGTCCACATGGGACTAGGTCTGACTTGGGTGGTGTTGTGCATTGTCAACAGCTTCTGTGCACACGAGGCCGGGGCTAAGAAGGGCAGTTATGCCGTCTGTGGAGACGACTTAATCGCCCACTTTACCCCGGAGCAAGCTCAGCGCTACGAGCGGAGACTGGAATCATTGGGTCTCCGCTTCAACCGCAGCAAATCCTTTTTCGGTCCTAGGGGGGTCTTTTGCGAACAAATCCTACAAGAGGATGGACGCTATTTCACCGCCAAGGAGGTCGGGCATATTAGCCAGGACGCTGCAGCGAAGTATCATATCCGCATGTCGAAACCGACAGGGGTGGACACGAGACTCGCAGTTGCAGAGCAACTATCCCGAATGGGATCCTCGTTAGCCGATGAGTCGCGCCGGCGACTCATGGCAAAACACAGAGCACCGGGGCCAATAAGACTTGGTGGCGCTGGCAGGGGTGTTGCGGATCTACGGAAGGTAAGGAAGGCAATAAGGGACGGATGTCCTAATGTCTCCTCCCATCCGCTGATACCGGACACGCACATGGCACTGTTGGAACCGAAGACGAGTGGAGAAGTTTCCGTCTCGGAAGTGCTCAGAGCGTACAACACATGCCGGCGTCAGGACCAGATCGCTTACGCTCAGCTAGCCAGCCTGGGCCCTAAGGCACAGGGCTGGTCAGACCCCGAGATTGCCATGAAGGCAATCCGGAATGAGCGGGGCGGGCCAGAGCCCACCACCGAAAGTCTATTGGCCGCGGTGTCAGGGTCGTCCCTCAACAGCAAGACACGGAAGAGTATGAAGTTCATCCTCCGTACTGCCAGGAACAACTCATCCAGGCACTTGAGCAAGCGGCTAACATCGCTTGTTCAAAGACCGCGGGCAGAGCGCTTCGTCACAAAAGATGAGGCTAACGCAATGCTTAAAGCGGCAATGCCGGAT